TGCTTGATCCTTATCCATTTTATCTATATCAGAGTCAGAATTACCATCACCGCCTTGCCCGCTTTGACCTTGTTGTTTTGGTAAATCCCAAGGAATCTGTGGTAAATCACCGCTTTGTCCACCCTGAGCGTTTTTACTAATTCCAATTCCTTGTTCCATACCCTTCTTCATATTATCCATAGCTTCATTATAACCTTTTTCATAATCGGTTTTTTCTTGTTTTGGATTATATTTTAAAGGATCTACTTTACCGTCAAGAACATCTTTAATAGCATCAATCCAACCTTTTCTAAATTCATCAGAGTGTTTACCTGCAGGAGGTCCTGGGGGGGTTGGAGGAGCATTCTGTATACTCTTAGGTTTAAGTTTTCTATCACCGAAATCTTCAAGAGCTTTCTTGATAATAGGATCATCCATCATCTTTTTGAATAACTCTTTTTGAGTATCCATTACTTTCTTAAGTTTTACGTATAATGTAAATTGAGTATCATTTTTTCTTTCATACTCTACATTATATTTTTCCTTAAGATATTCAGGTGTAATAAGATCATTAGGTCTTGCTTTTTTACGATAATAGAATAAATAGTCATTAATAACACAGTCGGAAGCAATATTTAATAAATCATGATTATATCCTTCTTCACCATATTGTTCTTTGATTTTCTTTGCAACACCAAAGGTATCCCAAAGCTGGTGAAGGCATTCATGGTCATAAACAAAATCCCACTGTTTTATTCCGTCAACTTTACTATTAGGACAATTTAAATAAATTAAATGTTCTGGAGTAGTAAATGCAACATCATCAGCATTTTCAACAGGATGCAAAAATCTTGTGAATTCAAGCATGTCAAAAAAGAACTGATCGTCTTCAGCAGTAGAAGAGTCATTGATATATTCAAGAACCTTTACTCTGAATTTTTCCTCATGGTCTATTTGTGACATTGCAATAAGACTTGCCTTTACCCTGGCAAAGTCAGGATCATTCAATAATGTACTTTTTATTTCTATATCTGCCATAATTATACATTATTAAATTTTTTTGTAAAAATCTTTTCATAGAACCAAGGTTTAAGATTCTGTGACTGCTTTGAAATTGTTCTATATGATACAACTCCATTGTGTTTTAATATCTGAGAATTTTTATCTCTGATAACAAAAGCGATATTATTCTTAACCGCTTCTTCATATGCATTGGTGAAGTTGAAGTCAGCAAACTGATCAACTTGACCAGAATTATTTGTATATTCTTTTGCAATTAAAACAGGTTCGACACAAAATGCATAGAAGTCATCATCTGTATTAAAATACATTACATCAGTATATTCATTTAATCCTACACTTTCATTAATTTTTAGCATAATGGACTTCAATATATTTATCTACTTCTTCTTGTCTATATACACCTCTATCTACTAAAGCTTTACCAAATTCGTCAATAGCAGCATCCCATTTCATATTTACAGCAACAGCAAATCTTCTTGCTAATTTTTCATTATCCTTTATAGAATTAACTAATCTTTCAGGTTTAGAACCCTTAGCATGATAATCTCTCATTTTATCGAAGTCTTTACGTTCTGGTCCAATAAATGGTGCCCTTACATTAGATAAGTCTGGCTTAGTAGCTTTTACTTCTTTATCGATATGTAATTTTTCGGTAATATATAAACTAATGTTTTTCATAATTTAAATTAATTAAATTTTAGTCTGCATTTGGATCTTCATATCCTGCTTTCTTCCATTCTTCATCCTTTTCATATTTGAACTTAACGCCGTCAGCTTCAATCTTATTGATTGTTCTTTCAAGCATTTCTCTAGGGAAATCCCATTCATCAATCTTTAAGATATTTTCTCTTGAAATACCATACTTTCTACCGTCTTGTTCAATATAACCAGCCTTCATACCCTTTGCAAGGTATTCGATAACGTTTTCAGGAACCATTTCTCTGTTCTTTCTTCCCTTAGGATCCTTTTCTTCTTCGTCAACTACATTGTTAACAAATTTGAACATTTGTTCAGCAAGTTTCTTAATAGTTTCTTCTTCACTTCTTGAAAGGTCATCCTTAGCGATATCCTTTAACTGATCAAGATAGTCATCAGCATCAAAGTAATCTACATCACCTGCAGCTTTAAGTTCAGAAACTGTTTCAAGAATAAAGCTTTCAACATCTCTAGGATTCTTAAATAATGAAGGGGCTGCACTTTCAAAGAAATCAAGGAACTTCTTTGATAATTTGTCATCCCATTTCTTGTGGAGGTGTGCGAAAGCATCTTTCCAGTCACCGCTTTCCCAAGTAATAACACCACCGAATCTTGAAAGAAGCGGTCCAGAAAGCTCATTAACAGCACCATTTTCTGATTCGAAGTTACCGGCAGCACCTACTACGAAGTTATTAAACTTAATACCGCAAACTTCAGTCTTAAGAACGATAGGCATAAGTGCATTCATAACATCAGGTGCAGCCTGGTTCATTTCATCAAAGAAAAGAAGGAAGTTTGTTTTAGGATTATCATAAATAATCTTAGCCCATTCAGGAAGTAAGTGTTTTACATAATCAGCACCTTTTTTAGATTTTGAAGGAACAGGAATACCACCAAGGTCAGTAGCTTCAGCTTTATCAAGATAAACAGTAATAACTGTTCTACCTACAGCCTTTGCAAGACTTGTAATGATAGATGTTTTACCCCAACCAGCTTCACCTTGAATAAAGAAAGGTTTATTAGCCTTTAATCTCATAAGGATTCTCTTTTTGTTCTTATTAAGAGTAGCTTTATCAATACCCTTTGCGATATCGTCTTCGGTAGGAGCTTCTACTGAATACATACCTTCAGAACCGTTTTCATCTTCATCTTGACCCTTTATATCATCAAGATCAGGTGTTGGTCTGTCTTCAGCTTTCTTATTGCCTGAACCTTTTGTACGATATTCATTAATTAAAGAAATAGCGTTACCATTTTCCCATTCGGAAATGATATAATCACTCATTTTTTTCATAATTTTACGTAAATATATATAATTTTATAGTTTTTAACTTATATATAAAAATAAAATATTATAAAGACAATTTCTATTTTATAATATATTGAATTTGTAAATTTTAATACTGTATGAAAAAGATTGAAATAATTGGAAAAGATATTGTTGAACAAACAAATTTTGCATTCGGTTCATTTAGATATATAGTAGAAAGAAGTAATGAAAATACTACTATATATAAGTTTGATGATTATTGGAAAGAAATTTGGATTGGTATCATTAATAAAATTTTATCTGATGATGAAGTAAAACAATCAATAATTGATTGTTCTATTGATTTTATAAAGCAGGATCCGGATAAATTTGAAAATTATTTTATATCTGAAGAAGAGTCTAAGAGTTATTTCTTTTTTGAAAGAGCATTAAATAAAAGGAAATTTGTAAATCATGGATATAAAGAATGTACAGATCCATATGAAAAATGTCCGCATTGTGGCGGTGATATACAATCTTTAGTTGAAGATCCTATAAATGCAGTTGATTGTTTTAACTATTGTGAAGGATTCAATGGTGAATATTCATCAGCATCTTGGGATGAGATTTATGAGTGTCCTTATTGCGGAAAAAGATTTTATATAGAAGGAGAAAGCTAATGGATAAAACTAAGATATATATTTTACATTATACTTGTGGAGATATGTTAAGAGTTACATGTTATTCTAAAGCATGTGATTTATGTAATTTATTACATCCTGTATATTACGAAGAAAAATATGTTGATAAAGATGAATTATATGAATTAATAAATAGTTCATCTCATGGTAATTATATACATATAACTACAGTAATACCTGATGGTTGGGAAAGTAAAGAAGAATATTATAATATAACTAAAGTACTATGAAACCTTGGAAATTTTTATATGAGTGGAAACAAACACATGGTGCATTTATAAGACCAAAATTAAAATGGTATTTTGGACCATGGAGAAAAGAAGGAAATCTTCCAGTATGGAGAAGAGGTAATTCTATTGAATTTGGTAAGTACGGCGAACGTACTGAAGAATGGGATTATGCAAAACTTGTAAAATCAGAATGGAATGAACTTGGTAAAAAGAATCATCCTATTCTGTCTAAAATTGTAAAACCCCATTATCAATTACCGATATGGCTTAGCTTTTATTTCTTTAATTCAGATATAATGTACAAGACAAAGTGGAGTGAAAGTGATTTTAGATATGAATATCCAGCACATATTACACTTGTTTTCTTTGGACTTGCTTTATCTGTTACTGCATATATTCCTAAAGTAGATGAACATGATTGGACTTGTCAAGATGATTACTGGGAAAGTCTATTGACATATAATTATTTTAATGGAGATATTGAAAAGACCAATACAGTAATGGGATATTGGGATAAAACAGAAAATCATGATTATAAATTTAGATTCCAACCAAGATTTTTATCAAATACAGTAGATAGAGATGATTTAATTTCTCTTCAAGCTAATGAACTTCCAAAGATTAAACAAAAAGAAGATGATGATAAAAGAAAAAGAGAAGAAAATAAAGTATATGCAATTTATGCTGATATTACAAACATCGATGTAAGAAATACACATGATGGTTGGTATGTATGTACTTATGAAAAAACTCCTCTTATTTTCAAAGAAGAGAAAGATGCTATGAATGTTCTTAGAAATATTCATTCAATTGAAATAACAAAAAATGGAGTAAAGAAACATATTGATTATAAATGTTGGATTGGTGATAAGAATTCATCTTTCTTTGATAATAAAATGACACTTTATAAGAAAGCTATAAAGAATACAGATATAAATATATTAGAAAATGTAATAAATGCCGCAAATTGATAATAATTTAGAGAAGTGGATTTGTATCACAAATCTAATAGATAAATCGAATAATATATATTTTGATAAAAAATCATTAATATATCCTCAAGACTGGTTTCGTATTACAGATGATATTGTCGATTTAATATATTATTATGTTAATATTGAAAAAGATAATACATCAAGAATTGAATTTTCATTAGATGATAATTTAATTAGAAAATACAGTTTACCATTTGACCAAATAAGTATATATGTATATAGAGATGGAGAGGATAGAAATTTCTTGTCAAATTATATGTATACAGATAGAAAATTCTTGTCAAATTATATGTATACTGATATTGATGGATATAGAACCTTTATGGTTGATCTTTATTTTACAAATAATCAGCTTTTAACCGGTTATTTTATAAAATATATGATTAAACACTGTATATTAATGGAAATGAATAACTGTTTTAACAGAGATATATATAAGAATTATGATTAGAGAAATTAATCCAGATAACTATCAAAAAGTAGATAAGGATTTTTATTCGGATAAATATATTAAAATATTTTTAGCCGGTACTATTGATAATGGAGATTCAGAAAATTGGCAGGATAAATTAATGTCAAAATTACAATGGTATTGGTTATCCCCTGATTCTGAAGAAGATCCTGGATTTGATTATGCTTTAGGTGCGGATGAAGGTAATGATATAGTTATATTTAATCCAAGAAGAGAAAACTGGAATTCTGATTCAACAGATGAAGATGTAATTAATCAGATTAAATGGGAACAAGATCATCTTGATAAAGCTGATTTAATCATAATGTATCTTGCTGATAATTCTAAATCACCGATTTCTTTATTAGAATTGGGATTATATGGTCCACAAGGTAAAATGTTAGTATGTTGTTCTAATAAATTTTATCGGTATAATAATGTAAAATGTACTTGCGAAAAATATAATATTGATTTATTTGAGAGTACTGATTTAAATAAAGTATCTGAAGAAATTGAATTATTATACAATGAAATAATTCAAATTAAATAGTATGAAAATTCTATATTAAATATATAGAATTTTCTTTTTTATATCTTATTGATAATGAGGAATATATAAAATTAATATATTGATAATCAATAACTTATATAAAAGAATTTTTTCCATTTTTGATCTTATTATTAAAAACAATAGATAATAAAAATATAATATATAAAATAGATATGAAGGTTGAGAAACGTGATGGTGCTATTCAGCAATATAATTTTGCTAAGATCGAAAGTGCAGTTACTAAGGTATTCTCGGCTATTGGTGAGGATGTTCCTGAGAGGTTCATTGAGCAACTCAAGGAACATTTTGATAATATAGTAGCAAAGAAGGATTCTGATTATGTAATGCCTATCGAAAATATTCAGGATATACTAAGAGATTTCTTTATTAAGAAGAATAAAACCAAGGCAGCGGAAACATTTATTCTTTATAGAAAGAAAAGAGAAGAAATCAGAGAAGAAAAGTCTTGGATGACTAAAGAAATAGCACGTAAGCTTAGTGGTAAAGATGTAGAAAACCAGAATGCAAACCTTGATGAAGCTTCCTTTGGTGGAAGAATCGGAGAAGCTGCAAGAGTAGTTACTAAAGATTTTGCTCTTAAGAATTGCATGAGCAAAACAACCAGAAGAAATCATGAAGAAAATATTTCTTATGTTCATGACCTTGACAGTTATGCTGTAGGTATGCATAACTGTGATTCAATTCCATTTGATAAAGAACTTGCTGATGGATTTAATACCAGACAGACAGATGTTAGAGGTGCTAAATCAATTAATACAGCTACACAGCTTATTGCTGTTATTTTCCAATTACAATCATTACAACAATTCGGTGGTGTATCAGCAACTCATATTGACTGGACAATGGTTCCATATATCAGAAAGAGTTTCCAGAAACACTATATTGCAGAATATATTAAAGAATCAGATGAATTTTATAATTTGGATTTATTCAATATGCCAATGTCAGAATTGACAAAATGGACAGAAAAACAAATTGTAAATTTCTTTATGGATTATCCAGAATTGGGAGATGATGATTTTACATTTGCCAATAAAGATAAATTTGATCCTTATTACTATCAAAGGGCAATATATGCAACAAGAAAAGAGATATACCAGGGTGTAGAAGGTTTATATCATAATTTAAATACATTACAATCACGTTCAGGTAACCAATTACCTTTTACATCTATCAATTATGGTACATGTACACTTGAAGAAGGTAGAATGTTTACAAGAGCACTTATTGAAGTATCAATAGAAGGTCTTGGAAGGCATAATAAGACTTCTATTTTCCCTTGTGGTATATTCCAGTATAAGAAAGGTATTAATGATAAACCAGGTACACCTAACTATGATCTTAAGAGACTTGCATTAAAATCTTCTTCTATGAGATTATATCCTAATTATGCAAACTGTGACTGGTCTAATCAGATTAATTGGTTTAAGAAAGACAGAGCAGATAAACAGGCTTATATCGATACATTACCTGATAGTGACAGAGAAAAACTTATTAAACTTTTGGAAGAATATCCAGAATTTAAAGATGTATTTGATTTAGATGGAGAACTTCATGTAACTTATAATGAAAGACCTTGCGAATTATTCTCAACAATGGGATGTAGAACTGTTAATGGTCTTGATGTAAATTATATGGAAGAATACAGACGTTCAATTAAAGCATTCCTTGAAGAAAGATTTGATGATGTAAATACTACATTTGTATCAGCAGCACAAAAAGATGGTAGAGGTAATATTGCTCCTGCAACAATTATTCTTCCTACTCTTGCAATGATGGCAAGAGAATCTGCTTCAAGTAAATCAACAGATGGCTATGTTTTACCTGATGACATTATTAATGAATTTTTTAAACTTCTTGAAAAGAAAATAGAAGAAACAAAAGACGGTCTTATTGAAAGATTCCGTTGGATTGCTTCACAGAGTCCTAAATCAGCAACATTTATGTATGAAAACGGTACTATGGAAGGATATCATCCTGAAGAAGGTATTATATCAGCTCTTAAACATGGTACATTGACAATTGGTCAGCTTGGTATCTCTGAAACGCTTTATCTTCTTATCGGTGAAGATCAGTGTTCTCCTAAGGGTATGGAACTTGCTAAGAAAATTGAAAAACTTTATACAAATAAATGTAATGAATTTAAAGCAAAGTATTCATTGAATTTCGGTAACTATTATACACCGGCCGAATCTCTTTGTTATACTGCTATGAAGAAATTCAGAACTAAGTATGGTGAAATTGAAAATGTAACATATTATATCAATGATAAAGGTGAAAAAGAATATAAGGAATACTTTACTAACAGTACACATGTTCCTGTATATAAGAAGATGAGTCCTTTCCAGAAGATTGATATTGAATCTGAATTAAGCGGATATTCAACTGCAGGATGTATTACTTATATTGAAATTACACATGATATTGTAAATAATATTGATGCACTTGAAAAGATTCTTGATTATGCAATGGATCATGATATTCCTTATCAGGCATTTAATGTACCTAGTGATGAATGTAAAGATTGCCATTATCAGGGATATATTCCAATCGGCTCACCTTGCCCTAAGTGTGGCGCTCCTTCAAACCATATAGACAGACTCCGTAGAGTTACAGGTTATTTAACAGGTAATTATACAACTGCATTTAATGAAGGTAAACAAGATGAAGTAGCAGATAGAGTTATTCATAAAGAAACTTATGATTTTTAATGCCTATGCGAGTATTAACATTAACGACTCCGGATATAGAAAACGGGTTTGGTTGTAGAGTAACAATATGGTTTGCTGGATGTAATAGAAGATGCCCTGGATGTCATAATCCACATACATGGGCATATAATCAAGGCAAAGAACTACTTAGTGAAGAAGTACTGAATAAAATATATTCATTAGTTGATAAAGATTATATTCAAGGTATTACTTTAAGTGGTGGTGATCCTTTTGATCAAGATGAAACTTCATTAGAAGAATTACTTATATTTATTAAACAGTTTAAAATAAATTATCCTGATAAAGATATATGGATTTATTCTGGAGGACTATATGAGGATTTTCTACAGAATGATACAATAAGGGAAATTCTTATATGGAGTGATGTATTGGTTGACGGACCATTTAAACAGGAACTTAAAGAACTTGATTTACCGTTTAAAGGTTCTACAAACCAACGAATTATTGATTTAAAAAAGAGTTTATACTATAATACAGTTACAGAAATTTCAGTTGAGTAATCAACTGAAATTTTATTTTTATTTAATTGTATAATATATAATATGAAGAAAATATCAGACCTTATAAATGAATCTGCTATAAAAATTGATGGAGCTGAAAAAACTAATCAAGTAGATGATTATAGTAAATTTAATACTATAAATGAACTTTGTGATTCAGTAGATACACATTATATAAGTAATTATAAAGATACTAGTAAAATAAAAGATATTTTATTTAAAAAGAATTTAATAGAAGCACCTGATGAAGGAAGAAATAAAGGTTATAACGGTGGAACATTATATAAAGGTGGCCACTTGGTATTTTTCTTTTGGTTTCATAAAATGGAATATCTTTGTGCTTTCTTAGTATTTATGCACAAATATCTTGAGGTATTCGATTATAACAGAAAACTTGATAATAAATGGCATTTATATTTTGATATTCATGGAGATCCATTAACAGGTGTTGAATATAAAACTACTTGCTGGCATCTTGAATACCGTTCAAAAGATAGAAGTCTTGAAAAACTTGATAAAGCTATTGAAGATTTTTATAATGAACTTGATAAAATAGAACCATATAGTGGATTACAAGAAAGTATTAAAGATATAAATTATCAAGAATTATTTAAAAATATTTATAGTAATTATGAAGAAGATAAATAATTATATAACAGAAAAACTTAAATTAAATAAGGATTCTAAAATAGATAGTTTAGATAAATTAGTTGAAAATATTATGCTTATTTGTGCAGTAAAATTCGAAAATAAATGGCATCCAGAAGTAGTTGAAGAAGAAGAATCTGAATTTAGAGATGGGTTAAAAACTGTATTAAAAAAATATAATATAGATAAATTAGAAGATTTTGATTTATTTACTGATTATCGAGGTGATATTACTAAATTAAAAAATAGATATAAAGAACTTGGAATAAAAGAAAATGAAAATTATCCAATAAAAGTAAAAGATAATTGTTTTGATTATATTACACCTCGTAATCAAGATGTAATATTTAATAGAGGGGGTTTTTATATGAGTACTGTATCAAATAGTAGTATTTTTATTCAATATAGGCCCGATCCAAGTTATGCGGCTCATTATAGAATTTTATTTAAAATTAAAGATAAATAATATTTAATATAATATGATGTTAACAGAGCAATATATAGATGAAGGTATAGTTCCTATGAATATGGGATGGAGAGCTGGTATTGGTCAAAATACTGACTCTATGCCACCTATGGATTGGGGTCCTACTAATATGCATTCACAGATACAACCAAGGAATGGTTCTATAAATTCACCTTGGAATCAAGAAGATCCATTATTACCAGGTAAAGAAGATTTATGGGATGGAGGTATCAGATTAACTTACTCAAAGGATAATAAAAATAATGTACCACTCGGCCAGGTACCTGCAAGTTTTTATCAAGACTTAATGTATGAAATAGAAGGTCAAGTAAAAGATATACAAGATTCATTTGACGGTAAAGTACTTGATACAAGAACATCTATGGAATATAGGGAAAAACTTAAAGCCGCCTGTATAGGACTTAAAAGAAGATATGCTCAATTTCTTAATGACGGATTTTATGATTCTTTATATAATAAATGTGTGGGAGAATATAATTCACAATTTGCAAATCATAAATTAGGATGTAACCCTACAGTCGAATTTATTGATGCTGATCAGAAAATTTATGCTAATCCATTATTAATTTATCAATATTTTCAATTATAGCTTGAATTTTCAAAAATTATTCCTATTATAAATTTAGACGGAAGAAAAAATATCCGGTTTATAAAAAAATTTTATTTTTATTTGAAAATATTAGGAAAAAGTTCCTATTATATATTTAGATAACGAAAAAAGTTTATCCAATTAAAAGAAAAAAGTTTATTATATAATTAGAAAGCAATATTTAAAACAATGAGAAAACAGTATACATATAATGATAATAGAAAGAATGAACAATTAGATAAGAATTGGTCAGGCTTCGGATTATATGTATATGAGATAGAAGAATAAGAAAAAACTTTTCACATAATATACAAACAATAGGTAATCCGAAGAACTAAAAAAGGTTCCTCGGATTTTTTTATAACTAATTTTGAATTTTGAGAATTCGATACTATATTGAATCTCGTTTAACAAAACAAACATTTGTTCTTTGAAATATAATGGGAGTGTAACGGCACTGGTCTGTAAAACCAATCTGCGTCAACAAATCGTCGTAGTGGACTTCGCAGTAAGTGGGTTCGAGTCCCACCGCTCCCACAAAAAATTTGGTTCCATAGGCTAATGGTCAGACTAGTGGACTCTTAATCCTCGGCTCCGGGTTCGAATCCCGGTGGGACCACAATAAAGTTCATTGAAATATAGGTACAACAATACTACAGACAAGCATAAAGACCGGTCTGAGTCTGTTTCCTAAGGATATAGAACTATCTATAAACTTTGGCTCTGTTGTCGCGAGCAACCAAACTGCTGATAGGAAATGTTGAGTACCTTTTTTAGAAATATATGCTGGGTTATCTGCTAGTGTGTTAGGCGATATGATTTTCACTCATATGAGATGGGTTCGATTCCCATACCCAGTACAAATATTGGAGTGTAGTTCAATTGGTTTTAGAACACCGTCCTGTTAAGTCGAGAGGTTGTGGGTTCGATTCCCATCGCTCCAGCTAAAAGTTCATTGAAATTGGGAGTGTAGCTATAATAGGTTTTAGAGCAGCGTCCTGTTAAGTCGAAAGGTGCAGGTTCGAGTCCTGTCGCTCCCGCAAATATGGTCCATTAGGCCACCCGTGTGGTGGACCTACGTTGTCAGCGTACGGAAGAAGAGGGGTTCGACTCCCCTATGGACCGCTGTTAGTTCTTTGAAACTATAAACTAGGCAGTAGCTCAGAGGTAGAGCAACGAAACAGACACTCTGTCGTCGGTTCTCTTAAGTGTAGTGTAGATATGAGTTACTTCAGCATTTTAAGCCGTGGGTCTCAGGTTCGAATCCTGACTGCCTATCAAATGGTCTTGTGGTTGAATGGTTTACAATGCCACCCTGTCACGGTGCGTGGTGCCGGTTCGAATCCGGTCAGGACCGCAAAAGTTATTTGAAATATGATGTAGTCGTATAAGTCAAGGGCGAGGTTAGATTACACAGTTACTAATTTCCGGAAAGCAGGAGCGTAGCTGAAATATGGTAAAGCCCAATTACCATCTACATTTTTTAAACATATGCTGGGGTCTACTAATTGGTCTTTAGGTAATCGGCCTTTCAAGTCGGTAAATGCGGGTTCGAGTCCCGTCCCCAGTACCAGTTGGTTTGTCAGTAACATGCCATGAAAACTGTCAAAATAATTAGGTAGTCGTTTAATGAAGGACGCCGGTCTACGACTGGAAATAAAGGTTCATCACCTTTCTACCTGGCAAATATTAAAATATTGAATTTATGAAACAGATTAAACAAAAACATATTAAACAGACCTGAGTTGTAGCTCTCTGTGATTAACCTTTAGGGAGCACAACCAAGAATAGAAATCATTTAGGTTATAGATAATAAATTAAACCTAATAAAAGATTTCGGTAAAGCTTCCATAGGATAAAGGTTAGTCAACTGGACTTTTAATCCAGGGGTTCCGGTTCGAGTCCGGATGGGAGCACAAGGAAGGTCTCGTGGCGCAACTGGATGAGCGCACCAGTCTTTTAAACTGGGTGTTATGGGTTCGAGTCCCATCGGGACCACAAAATAAGTTCATTGAAATATATGGGAGTATAGTCTAATGGAAGAGTGCATGCACATAAGATGAAAAACTTACTCGAAGAATGCCGGCATGTACAGGCCGGTGGTTCACGTTCGATTCGTGATACTCCCGCAAATTATACTGCAGCGTAGCTCAGCTGGTTAGAGCTCTAAGAAATATGAAATCACACTTTGGCTAAATGTTCCCTTAATTGTGGTGGTCTGACAGAGTTACTTCAAAAATAATTCGACTGTTAATCGAGAGGTCGTGGGTCCGAGTCCCACCGCTGCAGCAAATATGCTCCTATGGTGTTTAACGGTCATTAGCATAAGGCCCTTGTAAAGCTTAGGTATCGGTTCGAATCCGGTTAGGAGCTCAAAAATCATTCGGTAGTATGTGCAGGTTCAAGTCCTGTCCTGAGGCGGGTGACGACGAACGGGGATAAATTGTGGATTAATAGTGTTAAATCCCGTGCCAGCATTGAGTGGGAGTTGCTATTAGTTAAGGTCGACTACTGATAAAACTGCTAATCGTAGCGCTGCGATAAAGTATGAATGATTTTTTTAATATATGCCCCTGTAGCCCAACTGGAAGATGGCATTAGACTTAAAATCTATTCAGTACGGGTTCGAATCCCGTCAGGGGTACAAAATAGATAAATGACCTATCGCTGGAAACAGAGGAAGTTCAGGACACAGATTTGGATGTGAAAGTCTAAGTATAGGTAGTTACCCAAATTATTGCTACCAGGGTAAGACGAAAAGTTAAATGATAGGTTTAAATGACAGAATCCTGGCTATAGTTTATCTATATGCTCTCATAGCGCAATTGAAAGAGCAATTCCGTCCTAAGGAAAAGGTTGAAGGTTTGAGTCCTTCTGGGAGCACAATATAGCGGTATAGTATAAAGGTTAAATTATCTCGGTCTTTGAAACCGTAGGATGTGAGTTCGAGTCTCACTACCGCCACAAACATAGGTCCGTAACTCAAGATGCATTAGAGTACGTTAAAACGAATAACGTGGTGTCAATCAATGATCTGAAATATGGCTTTGTAAGTTTGCGGATGCACCGAACAGAACAGGATTCTAAGTAGGGAAGCGCGTTTTATGTGGCACCTTAAACATAGTGCGGGTTGGAATCCCGTCGGACCTACAAATATATGGGACTTAAAACAGTTGGGTATGGATGCTCCCGGGATGAAATAACGAGAAAGGCCCGATAACAGGCGGTTCGAATCCGTAAGTTCCACAATATGGATGGGTAGTATAATTGGTTGAATACCTCAGACTCTGAATCTGTAGAATAGAAGTTCGAATCTTCTCCCATCTACACATAATATGCCCCTGTGGTGCAATGAAGCATGAAGGTCTTCTAAACCTTAGGATAGGAGTTCGAGTCTCCTCGGGGGTACAAATAAAATATGCCGGTTTATCACAGTATATTGGCGACTGTGGCTGCCCTGTACAGGTGGGTTTAACTAACCGAAAATATATAGCTCGAGACAATATATATGAATAGGAGTTAAATATGGTGGTTCGATTCCATCGAAGGCACAAATCGTTGAGAAATGATAATTTAAACTTTTAATTTTATTATTAAATACTTTGAATTATCATTTTTTATTACTATATTATAATACAAGTTCATTGAATTGATGCCTCGGTAGCTCAGTTGGATAGAGCAACAGCCTTCTAAGCTGTGGGTCCTGCGTTCGAATCGCAGCCGGGGTACAAGTTTTTTAAATTAGTTTTGAATTTAAAGAATTCATTACTATATTTAAATTACAAAAAATAAACCGAAAGGTCTTTGACAAGTCTGATAAAATTTGTAAGAAAAATACAAGTTATAAATACGGTAGTTGAAATAACTTGAAGCTGAGGAGCTGGTTGATTATAACCAGCTCCATGGAAATATAAATTAGTTCAACGGTAGAACGTCAGTGAAAAATGTGGAGAAACATTTAATTGGCAAGCCGATTAAAATGAATCTGTGAAGCATCCGAAGCGCTGAATGTTGGTGGTTCGAATCCTCCATTTATATCTACATAGCGATTTTATTAATAAAGTAAGTAATCTGATGAATGTATTTCCGGCCGACTTACCTTTATGGTTTTGTAAAAGATAGCTTCGAAGACTATGCTGATTAATTTCAGTTCGGGTTATAAAAATACACGAAGGAGATAATGAAATATTGTAAAATGGCACAATACTAACACCGAAAAGAGTATGTAAGACTCGTAATCTTGAACAGAAATGTTGATACTGAAGTAGGTGGAAAACCCCGAACCTCCTAGAAAGTCGATGGGAGTTAAGTAGGAAATTTCTCAATAATGGAAAAGAATGACGACATCCTAAGAGAAAGACATTAGGTTTAAAAAGGTTCCCTAATTATATGGCCTCGTGGTGGAATAGGTAGACACAAGGGACTTCTACAGGTGAATAAACATCTGAGAACAAATTCTAAGGATAATACTTGGAACTTGTTTGGTCCGAAACCGAAATCCTTAGCAAAATCCCTCGGCCCGAAAAGGCCGTGCCGGTTCGACTCCGGCCGGGGCTACAAACAAATCAGTAGTAGGGTAAGTTTATGGGGAACATAGACATTTTTGATAGCCCGCCGGTAATAACTAATAAGAATTGCTAACTTATTAATTATTACATAAAAAATTATTGATTTATAAATGTGCACAATTTATTTAATCAAACATCGGAGATGCGCGTTTAAGTCGTGCCCTGGTTTGTTTTTAATTGAATATTATTATAAACAATACTTAGGATCAAGCAAGACCGCCTGATATGGAAGCGAATGTAAAATCATTCAGTATTGTTTTTAAATCAATAAAAGTAGATGCACCGGACAACATCGAAGATTTGTCCTGTCAGGATGTAGACAGGTTTTTCAATTCATTTTAATAAGTAGAATATTAGAATTTAAATCCGGGTAATAGGGGTTGTAATGATAACATGGTACCCCTCTAAATAGTTCATGAATAGCTGTGAAGCTGCAAAGATGATTATTTAATAAAAAACCATGTATGAGTGACGAGGACCTACGGCAATGGGTTAGTAGTTTGGCGTTCAGGAGATGATATGATTTGGGTTTGCCGATTCATTTCATTGATTTGAATGTTCGAAAAATTCTTTATGGTGTAACTGGAAGCATTCCCCCTTGAAGTGGGGGCGGTATCGGGTCGGTTCCGATTGGAGAGTCAAAAATTTCTTACATAGTGATAGGAGAGAGTTACTTCAATTTAAAATTCATGTTTTTGGTTATGAAATATGTCTGTTCTCAGAGTAGAATGTATCGGAACAGAGGCAGAAAGTTGGTGCATTCGGAAACTTTATCCGCGGGTTCTTGTAAGTTATTTTTTAAGATGGGTAGGTAGGTAAGTGGTCAAAACGGGCAGACTGTAAATCTGTTGGCTGTCGCCTTCGGGGGTTCGAATCCCTCCCTGCCCACTAGGAAGCGGTCACACTGGAGTAGCAAATCCCAGCTGCCGCAATTTGCTTGAGAAATCAATGTTGGAGTAGCTACCATACAGAGATTTCAAAAACTTGGTTTTCAATCGGAGACATCTTTCCTGGTAATTTGCAGACCGTACAAAAAAAGATGAATTAGGTGTAGCGCGCCTGCGAAACAATCTGGTGAACCGTTGCCGGACAGACAAGGACGGAGCCAGTTGGTATGCAATAAAAGGATGAAATTTAAAATTATATTGATTGATCATAACTGTTGTTATGCTTGAGGTTTATGACAGGACCTTCAATCAATTTGAGATATATACTGGAGTATCGCCCCTGTCTTATACACAGTCATTAACCGCGTAATTGGTGTATGGGGGTTCAAGTCCCCCCTCCAGTACCAATAAGTTGAAATTATCTTTAGTCCGGTTAAAGTCAAACTCATTCCGGAATAATGTAGTGTATTAGAACACCGCTAAAGGTACCTTGCAAGATTTCAACTTTACGATTTAAGTTAGAATAGAAATTACAGGTTGGGTTGCAGATTGATTATTACCAGTCTAGGTTGAGAATGGACTATGACGATAATCAGGAGAGTAAACAATCTTAGGCAGAGGGCTGTTTCAAATTTATTTGAAGTAATTTCTTAGTTGCAACATTCTAACTTTTTGAAATTTAAATATTGAATGAGGTTCGAAGGAATGCATGGATCCTGGAAGGAGTATTTGTATAGTGAAACTTCTAATAGGATAGCGCATGAGACGGTGGTACAGCCCTATAAGAGTAGCGCAGGCTTATAGATGTCCGAGGCCGATGGAGTACAGGCCAACTATACGGAGGAGTGTACAGTAATTCAATATTTCTTTTTGTAAGGTGCTAAGGATTGCAAAAAGTATTTGGCTTAGACTACTTGCCAGTGGGATGTGTAAGTAAACTGGTATTGGTCCTGTAGCTCAGTTGGTTAGAGCAGCGGACTCATAATCCGTCGGTCACAGGTTCAAGTCCTGTCGGGACCACAAGGATTGACCTCGTAGCTCAGTTGGTAGAGCACAACACTTTTAATGTTGGGGTCACGGGTTCGAGCCCCGTCGGGGTCACGAATAAGATTGAAGCGTCGTTCAAAGGTAGGACCCAGGATTTTGGTCCCTGCGATGTGGGTTCGATTCCCGCCGCTTCAACATGTTGAGAAAATAAATTTATTATTATATACATTCCTCGATAGCTCAGTTGGTTAGAGCATCTGACTGTTAATCAGAGGGTCGTAGGTTCAAGTCCTACTCGGGGAGCAAACAGGTGCGTAGTTCAGTTGGTTAGAATACTTGACTGTCACTCAAGTGGTCGCCGGTTCGAGTCCGGTCGTACCTGCTAAGGTATAGTGTAGATTAGAGTTACTTCAATGCTTAGTTTTGGCTCGTAAAAAACAGTTCAAACTCAATCGCTTGTTCTTACCTTTTGTCTAATGGCAGAGTATGACAGTATATTGGTCCATCTGTAGCCTCACAGAAATTTCCGGAGTTTCATCGGGAGGTCGCAAGGAAGACGGGAGATAAAACCTTCCAGAACCGTTTACTTAGTTTAAGAGAAAACATCCTTGTTATATAAGTTCAATTCTTATCTTTGCCGCTATTTGTCTAATTATTATAAAAAAGTTTATTATTAATTAAATAATAACACGAACTATTTCTATATTAATATATGGCAAATATATCAACTAAATATCATTACTTTTATAAAATAACAAATAATTTAAATGGACATTTTTATTATGGTGTACATAATACAAATAATTTAAATGATGGTTATATGGGTAGTGGATCAAGATTACATTATGCATTTAAAAAATATGGTATTGAAAATTTTACTAAAGAAATCTTAAAGTTCTTTGACACATCAAAAGAAGCATTTGAATATGAAGCTGAAGTTGTAAATGAAGATTTAGTTGATAATATTAATTGTTATAATGTTATTAAAGGAGGAACCGGTTGGAATACAATTGGTACAAAAACAGTTTATGATAAAAAATTAGACAAATATTATAGAGTATCAACCAATGATAAAAGATTAAAAAATGGAGAGCTAATTGGTTCTAATGTTGGAAAAACTTTAGTTAAAGATAAAGATAATAATTATAAATTTATATCTTTAGAAGATGAAAGATTAAAAAATGGAGAATTTAAACCATTTTCCACTGGATTAATTTTAGTAAAAGATAAAAATAATAAAAATTATCTAGTTGATATTAACGATGAAAGATTAAAAACTGGAGAATTAACAATTTTTTGGAAAAGTAGAAAACATTCAGAAGAATCAAAAAATAAGTTAAAAGAAACTCATAAAAAATTTCATTATCAATTAGGAGAAAAAAATTCTCAATATGGAACTTGTTGGATAACAAAAGATAAAGAGAATAAAAAAATAAAAAAAGAAGAATTAGAGTATTATATTTCTTTAGGTTGGTTTAAAGGAAGAAAATTAAAATAGTTTCTTGGGTTCGTATAATAGGTTAGTACCCTGCCCTTTCACGGCAGAAATGTGGGGTTCGAGTCCCCCACCCAAGACAAGTTCTTTCAAATATCCCGATATAGCTTAACAGGTTTATAGAGCACAGTTTTCATAAGACTGGTGATGCTAGTTCGAATCTAGCTATCGGGACTTGCGGTGTAGAGCAGTGGTCAGCTCGTCAGGCTCATAACCTGGAGGTCGTGTTTGGTTCGAATCCCGCCGCCGCTACATATTATTATTAATTTTAGAAATATAACATCGCGGGGTGACTGAAGTTGGTATCAGGTAGGGCCCATAACCCTATGCATAAAAGCTCTTTAATATAAGGGTGCCTCGGAGGTTCGAGTCCTCCTCCCGCTACAACAAAACTTCTGATTAGATATTGAGAGTCGTATATCTCATAACATGCACTACTAGTTCTGTGTAACACGTGATAAGCAGAAAAAGTTCAAAGTGAAGGTAAATGATTGGTTCATAGCATTGTAAATTTCAATCACCATTGGAGGTAATTCCATTAATTCAGATAGAGAAGTTTTTTTAGAAATATATCGCGGATTAGTGTAATGGTAAAACGCGAGGCTCATAACCTCGAGACAGTAATTGCTTGTCTAGGTTCGAATCCTAGGTCCGCTACATAAAAACTTCTGATTAGATATTGAGAGATATCTCATAACATGCACCACTATAATTATAGAAACAGCTGATAACTATAATTAAGTTCAAAGTGAAGGTAAATGGTTGGTAAGAGGTTATGCTCACCTGTTGGAGGTAATTCCATTAGTCCAGATAGAGAAGTTTTTTAAAAAATTACAAATTTTATCAGAAAATATTGAAATTTGTTTTGAATTATCAAAATAAAGTTCTATATTAAAATATAAGTTCATTGAAAATATGAAATGGCGGGCTTCCCGTCAATAGAATAACTTACGAATCCATAAGTAAGGAAAGTTAGTCAGATGTGTTCACAAGATGCCTGATTAGCGGTGGAGAAATCCACTTCATGTGAAAGCCATTCTTCAAGCCTATGATGGAGTATAGTTCGGGCAGAACTGAAAGTTGTAGGTGTGGGCGTTGACCGCGTTCACTTGGGAGGTAACTCCGACACAGTGGGAATGCTTAAACTCCGAAAGATTGCCAGTCTTACAGAGTTTATGAGGAATTCAAACTTCCTTTGAGGTATGCCAATACCGAGGCCACCCTGGCAGGTGGAGATAGAAATAGGAGGAAGATATTTGTAGTACAGTAAGTAAGCTTGGCGGCTGAAAGCAGAAAGGCGTACATACCTAGTCCACTCAAAAGGTGGTATGGTATTGGAGCACAGCCACGTCTTTCATATCGGTCAATCTTGTGCAATTATTTTTAGATTATGTTCAAAATAATTTTAAATGTAATTAATCAAGCAAAAGTGCTGTGCGCTCTGTGCGACAATGCAGTTATCCACCTGCAATATGGTGGCTATGCGAGTACCGCAAGGAAAGTATAGAAACGAACGGAGTATGCAACTTATCGGAGGGTCGCGCCTTCTAATCCCGCAAGGAGTAAGGGCTGAAACAAGTACTTTATATAACACAGAGCAGTGGTTGCGGAACCTAGAATCCGTCTGCATCTTGCCTATCTTTGGAAACAAGGATGTGTTCTAGTCTCGAAAGAGATGAAAATGGCAAGTGATAGGGTCACGACTCAGCCCACGTCAAAATGCTTTTGAAGGGTGAAACCTTCTTAAGTATCAAATATCAGGGAGTAATTAAAACTCCCTATTATTATATAAGTTCATTGATAATATTTCAGTATAATACATACTTAAATATATTTTTTAGTTAAGTATGAGAAATTATACATTTAGCGGTTATGAGAATATGACTACCGCCTCCCATCTTATTGCTGGAGAAACTTGTAAGGTTACAGGTATTGGAAATTCAATGACACCAATTCTTAAATCAAGACAAGCAGTAATATGTGAACCTGTTACAGATGAAACAGTTCTTTCCAAGAAGGATATTGTTTTGTGTAAGGTTAATGGAAGATGTTATTTACATTTAATTCATGCGATTAAAGAGGACGCGTTCCTGATTGGAAACAATCATGGTCACATGAACGGTTGGACACCGAGAAGAAATGTATTCGGTAGGGTAGTCGAAATTCTGTGAGATCGACACTCACACATCAGTACAAATGTATGTATTATATTGAATTATATATAATGCCAGATTAGCTTTAATTGGTAGAGCACCTGACTTCTACAGAGTTGTCTACTGTGATAAGACTAAGTAGAAATGGGAGAATGTTGAATAACAGTCGTCCGAAGCGGCATCTACTTCGTAATCAGGGGGTTATCGGTTCGAGTCCGGTATCTGGCTCAAATATTTGATAATTAATTAGTTAGAGACTTAGTAATTTACTAAGTCTCTTTTTTTATTTATATAATTTATCTATTTATTATAAAAATGCTTATTATTAATTACAATAATATGTAAGCAGAAGGTGTGAAATCAAAAATATGTAAATACTGTGGACAACCAAATAATGATAATTATGATCATTCTATATGTCATAAATATAGAATATTTAAAACATTAGAAAAATTTGGTTTTAATAAATCAGTTATTGGTACAACTAAATTATTTGATGAATATAATAGAATAAGAAGTATTATAGAAGATTTTTATTTATTAAATGGTCCAAATGAAATATTATTAAAAGAAAAGTTTAATTATAATTCTGGTTCAGCAAATTTTCATAAAATATTGCATTCATTAGATATAAAAACAAGAAATAATTCAGAATCATTAAAAGAAGCATATTTAACTGGTAGATTTATATCTAATTATGAAAATAAATATAAAAGTGAATGGTATAATACATGGGATGGTAAAGAAGTTTATTTAAGAAGTAGTTATGAAATTGATTATGCTAAAGAATTAGATGAACAAAAAATAAAATATGAAGTAGAAAGTTTAAGGATAAAATATTTTAATACTAAATTAAATGAATATCATTGTGCTATACCTGATTTTTATTTACCTGAAACTAATACAATAGTTGAAATAAAATCTACTTGGACTTTAGATATTCAAGAAATGAAAGATAAAGTAAAAGCATATAAAGATTTAGGATATAACTTTAAACTTATATTAGAACATAAAGATCAAACTCAAATATTAAATTAAGAGGAAATGAAATTTCCTCTTTTTATTTTTATATATAGATATAAAAATTAATATATGATAGATTATATAGAAGCATCAAGTATAATTATAAAATTTAAACAATGTTATAATACTTGGATTAGTACAAATTTAACTACATCTATTGAATATAAATTTAATGAAGATGATGATTGGAAATTATATTCAAAAAATATAGTTTTTAATTATAAACCTACAGATGAATTTATAATTATATCTTCACCAACAGGTAAGATATATTTAAGAAATTTTAACTCTACAGGTTGGATAGAAGATGAAGAAATAATTATAAAAGATATAAAAGAAAATATAATTAATCCTGATACTCCAGATACTCCTTCTAATCCAGATACTCCAGATACTCCTTCTAATCCAGATACTCCAGATACTCCAGATACTCCTTCTAATCCAGATACTCCAAATAATCCAAATAATCAAATTAATTATAATGAATTTAATGAATATTTTACTATAGAAGCTACAGAAGATAATACAAATGTATCATTTTTAACAAATGCAGCAATAAATGTTATAGAACCAACATCTGACTTTTTTTGCTGGATATATTATAAAATAAATGATGGCGAATTTAATTTTATACATATAAGAAGTTTTGACGAAACAGATGATGGAATGTATTATATTACACATATATGTACATTAAATAAAGGAGATAAATGTTACTTAAAAAATAATATAAAAAATGGAATATCTTCTAATCCTTATCCTGAGGGGGGATATTTCTTAGCTGATGGAATTGGATATTATGAAGGAAGACATTTATATGTTGATAAAAAATCATATATATATGGTAATATAAATTCATTAATAACAGAAGATTTTATAAACATAAATCATAAAGTGCCTGCATCTATTTTTGTAGAATTATTCGCGGTAATTAGTATTCCAGCAAATAATAATTTAATGAATAATATATCTATTAAACCAAATAAGAAATTAATATTTCCATCTAAGTATATTAATGATAATTCTCCAAATTCTGGACCTGGTAAATTTAGTTATAGAGATATATTTGAAAATTGTAAATATATAACGAAAGAACATATAGATAATGGTGATATTATTTTTCCTGAAATTATAAAAAATACCGAATCATTATGGAATAATATTTATTCTAATTTTTATTTAGCATTAGGAATAAAAAATAATTAAAAAGAGAGATTCATATGAATTTCTCTTTTTTTTATTTCTATATTAAATATAAATATATCTATTTTAATTATGATAGAAATAATCAAACGAACAGAATGTTCAAAACAAGCAAAAGGAAATGATCCAATAAAATCTTCTGGAATAAATCCTGATGGTAGAGTTATGCAGAATAATTCAAGTAATACATCAAACAATAATTCAAAAAAGAAATAATACAATTAAATTCTTATGATAGATTTTGAAAAAATGATGGAAATCATCGATAGAAAAACTAAATGTGATGGTATTTCAATAGAAGAAAAAGATTATTATGCAGTATGTGCTAATATTTTAGAATATATTAATGGTATTGGAGAAGAGTTTGTTAATTTTGATATAGATTTTGCCGATAATGAATTAAATATTAGAATTAAAA